TTGTGTTCCTTACACAAGGGCTCAGCAAAAGGCTAACCGGTATTTCTACGGGCGCCTTGACCCATAACTACCTCATCCCAAAGGAAGAGGTAACTCGGAGTCGCTGTTGGTTTCGGGTCGAACCGGCGTGTATCATGTACATACCGGGTCCTTACGTTGACGAAAGAGGTAACCGTTGCGGTTCCAAATTCGCAACCTTCTACTCCGTTAGCATTAGCCTGCAGAAGTCTAGCAGACGTACGTTTCGGAGTGAAGTCGGATAGATCCACCGGCTGTTTCTTTTTCAAGAACCAGTAAAACAGTGATCTACGTCCTACCGTCTCACGACGGTCCTGTGTAGGAAGGTATCCCTTGTAAATAGGGAACCCGAGGTTAGGATTATCCCTGTCGGGATATACTTTCCTATCGACTTCTAACTTCCTAGTTTTCCAGGCTGAATGGGGAGTGATAAACACACCCGACCTGGAGTCCTCGTTCCAAGGAACAAGGCGTAGTTTTAGTCTACGCGCCATAGCCGAAGCCCAGTCCCACATGGGACCTGGAACAGCGGTGCAGGCAACGAGACCATTCAACACATGCGACACCCCGGAGTAGTCCGACTCTTTCGGACATTCTCTAAGGTAGAAGGGAGTTATCAATTCCCCTCTGTAGTAATCGCACCCGCAGGACTCACGGAACCGTGAGTCTCGGTTAACGAAGGATTTCTCTTCGTTAGTGTTGAAGCCTAGGAAGGAAAGCAGCTTTACCAGGGATGGTACGTATTCGGTTTCGATGACGATGTCATCTCCGTATACGGCGTACTCACGAGAACCGCAAGCACGGCAAGCCGCAGTGAAGATCAAAGTCTCTAGAGAGAACGTATAACCGTTCCCCATTGAGGAAAACTTGGCATAATCGCCAGTTCCCCAAGGAGCTTTGAACGAAGCTGATCGAAAGCTCGATAAGAGCTTAAACCAATCAGGAGGAAGCAACAGAGCCACAGTATTTAAACTGAGGGTATCACTAGCCATCTCCAAGTCTATGGTCGCGAAAGCTCCCGTAAGGGAACCGACACGAGCTAGTTCTTGGTTCTTCGTCTGAGAAGACAAGTCGATTTTCCACTTCCGTAGAAGGCGTTTAAGCCAGCCATCCAGCGCAAGCTGAAATGGCAAGGAGTGGGTCGGCTCTTTCGCAATAGTGCGATGAGTCTTCCAGTTCTTCGGTACGAGTGTAATAGCATTTTGCTCTACACACGTGTAAACACAGGAGGACAAGTCTACTCCAAATTCTTGGAGTAATCTCCCGATGTAAG